TGCTAAATCATTTGTGGTTATAAAATTAGTACCATCCATTTGCGTTACCGCACCTGTTGTAATATTTACATTTGGTGCTACATATCCACCTTCTGCAAATCTTGGTACTGCTGAAGAACCTCTATAACCTGCTAAGTAGTTTTTACTAAATTGTGCAGCTTTTCGTGCAGGTATAACATATTCACTTCCAGCTTCCCCTAAATAACCTAGTGTAGGACTTGTAACAACGCCACCTAAAGCCATTGGTGTGCCACCACCTGAACCACCTGAACCACCTGAACCACCTGAACCACCTCCACCACCGCTATTTCTTCTTCTTCTTAAGGCTGCTAATTTTGCTAAAATTTTATTTATAAAACTTAAAAAAGATCGTAGAGGTGCGGTAGCAGCACTAATAGCACTCTTAACTGCATTCGGAATAGCATTTAATGCACTTCTTATATTATCTACAACGGCTCTAAATACATTACCTACAAATTCTGCATATGCCTTAAATGGAGCTAGTAATGCTTGTCCAATAGCAGCAAACGCTTGACCTATTTGATCTCTAAATTTAAATATTAAAACACCTAAAGCTATTATGGCTGCTGGTATTGCTGCGCCAGCTAAAAGAGGTGCAAAGAAACCTACAGCAGCACCCAAAGCAGTCCCTAACGCTCCTAGTCCTGTAACTATTAAACCTAAAGCAGGTGCAATAATAACAATACCTGCTGCTAATGCTGTAACACCAGCAATTATTGATTGTAATGGGGCTGGTAAATTTGTAAACTTTTCTAAAATACTTGTTAAAAAATTAACAAAAGGTGTAAATGCAGGTAATAATTTAGTACCAATAACAGTACTTAAATTTTCCATTGATTTGTTATATAACTTAAACGAGTCAGGTGGTGGTACATCCATTTCTTTTAATCTTCTCATTGCTTCTATGATAACTTCTGTTGTAAGCTCACCATCTGAACTTAGCTGTTTAAGTTCTCCAACTTGTACACCCATTACATCAGCTACGGCTTGACCAATCGCAGGTAATCTTTCCATAATTGATCTAAATTCATCACCTTGTAATACACCACTTCCTAGAGCCTGACTAAGTTGCAACATAGCGCCCTCAGTATCAGCAGTTGATAAATTATATCTTAAAGCAGCGTTATTTAATCCTAAGTATGTATCTTTTATTTGTTCTAGAGATATGCCCATAGGTCTTAATCTTCCAAAAAGATCAGATACACCTTTACTTGCTGTATGTTGACCTATACCAAACCTATCAGCAGCTTGATTAACAAAATCTAATACTTCCTCATGTTCGTTATATTCTTCAGTTAATATTTTTAAAGTTTTTTGTGTTCTTTGCATATCAATACCTGCTTTTAAAAAACCTGACACCGCTGCTGTAGCACCAATAGAGCCTAATACACCCATAAGACTACTACCTGCATTTTTAAGTTTATTAAAAGCAATAGCAGTCTTATTAGAAGAATCTTTTACCTTACCTAAACCTTTATTAAGGCCATTCAAAGATTCTTGACCTGTAACCTTCGCCTTAATTGTATAGGTAGTGGCTAGATCCATTATTTATTATCTTTATTAAATGTTTCTACTATTTTAGCCTCTAATACCTGTAAGTCAGCAAGTATTTCTAAAGGTTTTTTTATTTCGTCTTTTTTTAATTCAAATATCCACTTTATTGCATTGTAATCTAGACCATAAATAACACCTTGATCCATACGCCATTGAGTCTGTATATCTACAAATATTGTGATTGCTTGCCAATTTTCATCAAACACCTCAAACATTTGTACCTCTTTTTTCTCTTCTTCTATGGGCTGATCGAATAATACGGCATCATCTTTATTTGTTTCATCAATAATACGATCACCGCACCAAAACAATGCAGCCCCTTCTAGTTTTTTGTTTTCTGTTGTGCAACAACATTTAGATATTCAGTAACTAATGTATTAGCTAGTAAAGGTATATCTAGTAATTGTTTTTTTGTAGCTGCTGTATATGGTACTTCTTTATCTCCATCAGTAATACCATCCCATCCTATTAATACCTCTTCTGCAATCATGTAATCACTTATTTTTTCACCATCAAATATACCTTGGTCTAACTCTTTCTGTTTTTTCTGTGCCTGTATTCCTATCTCATTTATTCTAGATTGTGGAATAATTTTAAATACAGCATCGAATGTTTCTTTATTTTGTGTACCACCATCACCAGGTGTATAGAAAACAATAGGATGTGTAAAGGTTGCTTCTTTTTTTAAAATAAACATAAATTTTATATAATCTCTTCTAGGGTATACCCTTTTCTATAACTGTGCAACTAAGTGAAAGCTAAACTAAATTCATCTTGCCCTGCATCTGTAGGAGTTGCATAGAAGGGTAAATTTAACATAGTGATACCGTCAGAATCTTCATAGGTAGGCTGTCCTAAGTCAGTTTGTGGACAAGATACAGTAACAATATTACCAGCACCGCCAGAATGTACCCATGTATTAGTACCAGTAGAAGTACCTGTAGCCGTTGTAAAAAAGTTTTTCTGAGAAAGAGCAACAGCTTCAATAACCATAGTTCCAGATGGTCTACGATCTGTTATAAGTGCTTCTTTTGTACCGCCTACAAGTTCTCTATATATAACTTCATTAGCAAAATCTAATTCCCATGATTGTAAAGCTGCTGAAAAACCAAATACAGAAAAACTAGATGTATTGCCATTTTTGAATAGTACAGGATCAGGTTGTAGTGATTTTGTAACTGTAGGTAAAGCAGTATCAGTAGGTGTATTAAATATGCCTTGCATTTCAAAGTTTATTCTAGGTATTTCGTTTACTGCACAACTTATAGAAAAAGTACCTCTAGCTCCTGTTACCTTATGCCTAACACCATCATAATTAACGTAAAGAGTAACACTGCTTTGTGTAGCTAATGTAGAAGGTGTATAAGTAACAGATGTAGATGATACTGTAGCAGCACTTAAACCACAGGCTTTTAGAATAGGATCATATTTAGGTGCAGTTCCAGCCGAGCCACTTCCCACCATATAAACACCAAAACTTACATTAACTCTTGTATTAGCCAACAAAACAGGGTAATTACCTGCATATGGTCTTATAGTTTCCTGTTCTACTTCATCACTTGCTACTGGTTCTATTTCTAAATCAACAACTTCAACATAGTTAGCTGAACCTGTAGCAGTAGGGTCACTTCCATAACTGCTTTCTATCTTTGCTAGTAAAGATCTTTTTCTATGTAGTTTTGGCATTTACCTAATAGACACTATGTACATATCATAAACCTTTATAAGAATAATGTAACTATCATGTACTTAAATCGTCTACATTTGTTCTATATCTAATGTCATATTCGCAGCCGATTATACCGCCAGATTGATCAGCATCTATAAATTCAAATGAAGTATCAGCAGGTTGTATATCAATAGCATTACCATTTAGAGTTAAATCTGCCATTAATCTACTGTGCATATTTTCTACAGTAGGATCTGCTGTTTGATGTGGTGTACCACTTCTTACAACTACGCTAAGTCTAACAGTTAATGTATGGTCTAAAGTTGGTAGTGAGGTTGTCTGTTCTACTACATCATTCTGCGGTTCGATAATAATACTAGGAGTTTCTGCCCTTGTTAATGCTGTTGTACGACTTCTAAAGATACGATCAGAAACACCTGTAGTACCTGCAAGTACTGTTGCGATTCTTGATAATATTGTTTCTCTTTTAGTTGTCATTATGTTTTCTGTAGACTAATACGACAAAATACACCATCATTTTCTTTTCTAAGATCTCTTACTGTATATGCAACACTATCAACAGTAATACTATCGCCAGAAACTAATGAACCAAAATCAGATGTTTTTGTAATAAGTTCATATTCGGTACTAATAATCATATCGCCAGCCAGTATTTGATCTGGTTGTTCTAATATACCTTTTGCAGTAGTACCGCCTGATGTACAACTTACACCAAAATCATCTAGATATACATTTTGTGTTGTTGCATCTTCAGTGAATGGCATTTACTTTTTTGTTGTTGTTTTTTTTGCTTTTGTTGTTTCTTTATATTCTTCTGCTTTACCAATACTGATAAGGAAAGAAGCATCTGCACTAGATATATCATAAGTTTTGCCAGCTTCTAAACCAACACCAC